TAATAAAAAAATTAATTTTTACCGGTTTTACTGATGGATTTCAAATATATACTGTCAAAAATAATGATAAATTAAATGCAATTGTTATTGAATATAATAATTATAAAATAACATTTAAATTAAATGTCCATGAAAATTTAGAAAAATATTTATGCGATGATATAATATCTATTATTTTATTATATTTATATAAAAATTGAAAATATATAAATAAATGTTATATATATATATATATATATATATTATTAATAAAAAGATGATGTATATAATTTGTCCAACGTGTAAAAAGTTATTAGGTGATAAACAGGAAATATATGAAAATGTTATGTCAAAAATATCGAATGATTTCCAAAGCGAAAAAATAAATAAAAAAAAAGCAGATGATTTAAAACAAAAATTAATTGAAAGTTTAGATATTCCACGGTACTGTTGTCGCCCACGTGTTACCAATTATGTCCAATTAGTTAAAATTATAAAATAATATTTATTTATTTGTTTTTTTTTTAATACTGAATGATGGATTAAATCCGATTACACGTTTCTTGGGTTGGGAATATACAACCACAATTGGTTCTTTTTTTTTATTTTCTTTATCAGTCAATTCCAAAATACTGATTAATGGAAAGGAAGAAAATGCCGAAAAGGTAATAGGTGAAAATGAAAGCGTTTGTGTGCTCGACATTGTTATTGAAAGTATATGGTAAAGATAATGAGGCAAATAGTAATTTCAATTTTTTAAAATTGAAATTAATAATATATAAACACATAATTATAATTTATATTTATAATTATGGAATGTAAAGTTACGAATAAGCATGCTCGTATTATATTAAATCATGTTCGTGAAAATTATATTGATAAACATATCGATAATAATGAATTGGATCTTATTATTGATAATTTAAATTCTAAAATAAATGTTAATAAAGATTTAATCAAAGAATATTTAAATAAATATACAAAAGAAGTTGATTCTAAATTTATTTTTAAAATAAAGCCAACTAAAAAAAATATAGATACTGCAGATAATAAAGATGTAGATACAACCGATAATAAAACTGTCGATACAACTGATAATAAAGCTGTAGATACAACCGATAATAAAACTGTCGATACAACTGATAATAAAGCTGTAGATACAACCGATAATAAAACTGTCGATACAACTGATAATAAAGCTGTCGATACAACTGATAATAAAACTATCGATACAACCGATAATAAAACTGTCGATACAACTGAAATAATAAATATAAATACAGATGATTTAAAAGATTTAACAACTGAAGAAATAACAATTACAAATCCAGAATTACAAACATATCAAGAAGAATCAAAAAAAAAATATAAGAAAGATAGAAAAAAAATATATTTATATCCGGAAGAAAATCCATATGATATTGAAGAAAGGAAAGATTTATTGCCATATTCAAAACAATGGATACATGATGATCAAATAGATGATGACATTTCCAGTAAAGAAATAAAATCAAGAATAATAAAATATAATAATTTATGTAAATTAATATTTTATGAACAAAGATCGAAAGAATGGTTTGAACAAAGAGAAAGAAGTATTACTGCGAGTGCATTAGCATGTGTTTTAGGAAAAGATCATTATTCGCCACAATATCAATTTATAATTAATAAGGTAGAAGGAGGTTCATTTGCAGGAACATATGCAACTCACCATGGTAAAAAATTAGAAGATGTTGCTGTTTTAATATATGAATATCGTATGAACGTTCGAATCAAAGGTTTTGGATGCATTGAACATCCAAAATATCCTTTTTTGGCTTGTTCTCCAGATGGTATAATAAATCATTATAAAAATAATGAAATAAATAAAACAGAATTAATTGGAAGATTAATTGAAATAAAGTGTCCCTCATCAAGAAAATTATTGCATAATGGAGATTTAAGGGATGTGCCAGAACATTATTTGATCCAGGTATTATTTCAATTGATAGTAACGGATATGGATGAATGTGATTTTTGGCAGACAGTAATTCAAGAATATCAGACAAGAGAAGATTTTATTCTTGATACTGATCCCAAAGAACCCTTTAGATCATTAGAACATGGAAAAGAAAAAGGAGTATTAATTCAATTATTGCCAAAAGATAAAGTTAATGAAGAAAATAAGATACAAACAATTTATGATTACGCGAGATATATATATCCTCCAGAAATTGAAATGACGCCATTTGAATGCGATCAATTTGTAATACAAAAATTATTAACATTAGAAACTGAATATCCTGATTGTGTTTTTGATAAAGTATTGTATTGGAAATTAATTGATTCGGAATGTACAACAGTTAAAAAAGATATGAAATGGTTTTCAGAAAATTTGCCTCAAATGAAAAAAATATGGTCATATGTTGAATTATTCAGAAAAAATCCAGATAAATATAAGATATTGAAAGATTATATTGGAAGCTTACCTCGTAAAATAAATGATAAAATAATGAAAGCAATTGAAATAATTGCCACAGAAGACACTGATTTAATTAAAAAATTAATTAAAGAAACAAAATTAAACATTGAATTAAAAAAACCACTTAATTAATTTTTTTATGTATAAAATATATGGAAAATATTGATAGCATAAGTTCAGATAAAATAATATATAACGACAATGATAAAAGATGTGCTCCGGGAGAATTTTTTGAAAATGGATCATGTTATGATATTAAAACCATTATTTTAATTGTGCATAAATATAATGAAAATAATGTGAATAATAAAATCCCATTATTTAATGGATCTGAAATGATTGATTCGAATAGATATAAAAAATATTTAATGTTTCAATTAAAAGAAAAATTAACAAAATGTAAAAATCAAGCATGTTGGCTAACACAGCCTTTTTTAAAGGGGATACAATTGGAAGGGAAGATTCGTCCAAGAGGTCCAGATGGCAGATTTGAGTGGTTAAGTAATAATAATATTGATCAAATTTTACATCAATATGAACAAAAATATCCAGAATTTATGTTTTTAGGGGCAGTTCCAATTGATTATGATTCTAAATTATTACCAAAGGGATATCTGGATATTGATATAGTAAATTTAGACTATCACGATTTATTAAAAAAAGGAAAATATAAATTTGGAATAGTTTTCAATTTAGATGCACATGATGAGTCTGGTAGCCATTGGGTTGCGTTATATTATGATCTTAAAAAAGGCCAAATTTATTTTTTTGATTCATATGGTGAAATACCAGATGAAGGAATACAAAGACAAATAAGAAGAATCGGTAGATTCATGCAAAATGAATTAGGGATTAAAAAACCAGATAATAGATATAATAATTTGAGACATCAATTTGAAGGTTCTGAATGTGGTGTGTATTCAGTCAATTTTATATTACGTATGATAAAAGGAGTCAGTTTTGATGATGTAACAACTAAACGTGTTCCAGATAGATTAGTTAATCAATGTAGAAATATATATTTCCGTAATACAAATATTAAGGATCCAAATTATAAAATAAAAAATACAGAAAGCCCTTCTTATAAACTAAAAAAATAATTTTTTATGCTTCTGGTGTCAAATGTCCACATCTAACACATCGATATACAATATCCCCTCCACGAAGCATTCCTGTTTGGACATATTCATGTTCACAATTTTCATTTTCAAGATATGTTTCAATTGCAATTCCTCCTAATAATATCCCTAAAGACAATTTATTAATATTTGCATTATTATTTTGAAGAATTTTTTTACATTTTTCAGTTATTAAAATTATATTACTATTAATTTTTTCATTCAATCCTTTTAATTTAGATGATTCAATATCTTCAATTGTAAAAGATAATGCTTTGATATATTCACATAAAAATGTTGCATTTTCTTCTATTTTTTTATCTTCAGATTTTTTTTTTATTTCATCATGTAATAAGACCAAATCATTAGACATTCCCTTATTAAATAATTATATTTATTATTGTTATTATTATAATATATATATATATTCAATTTTTTGCATCACACCTTTCAGCACTTTCATTCCAAGAACATTTATAATTAGAATCAAAATAACATCTTCTAGGAGTATCTAATTCGGTAATATGACATGGCGTTGTTCTTTCCCTAATTTGCTCTAATTTCTTCTCTTTTAATAATTTTTTTCTTTCTAAAAATTCTATTTTTTCTAATTCTCTTTTATATTCTTGATCGTAAATTACATATAAATACATTGTTGATAAAGCTATTATAATTAATCCAAAAATATATACTTTCATATATAATTAGACTAGACAATATTAAAAAAAAATTATTTAGTAATTGTTCCAATTGATTCAGTAGTTGATCTCTTATTTGATATGAAATTAAATTTTAAAGTATGAGGTTTATTATTAAAATTAATTAATTTATCTTCATTTGTTATTTCACTTTTTAATTTAATCAATAATTCGTTGATTGTTATTATTTGTGGAAAATCTTTTTTTATTTTATTGAAATTTTTTTTATCATCTGATTGTAAATTAATTGAATTAATAATTGCGAATGGTTCGTCTTTCGATATTTCCTCAATATATAAATATATTTTATCAATAATTTCATC